TAAAAATTGGCACAAGCACAGCAAGATGGCCCATGAATGAAGTAATTACATGGGAAAAAGAAAGAACTGTTAAAACAACAAAGAAAGGATCGTAAAATGAATGAATTAATTGAAATCAAAAAAGCAAACATCAACGACGAAAATGTCAACGCAGTGGATGCGCGAGAACTGCACGAGTTTTTGGGCAGTAAACAAGACTATTCAACATGGATTAAAAGCCGCATTGAGCAGTATGGTTTTGTAGAATGTGTTGATTTTATCTCATTCCATAAAACTGTGGAGCGAGAAAGAGGTGCAGCAACACGCATTGAATACTATCTCACAATCGACATGGCAAAAGAGCTTGCAATGGTCGAACGCAATGACAAGGGCAAAGAAGCCCGTCAATATTTCATACACATGGAGAAAATAGCAAAAGGTGAAATCAAAAAAATTAAAACGCCTCAAAAGTCAAAACAGATCATCGAAAACGACAAAATATTCCGTGCTTATCTCAGGTCAGCAAAGGCAATGGGGCTAAAAGGCAATGAAGCCGTTTTATCTGCAGAATATGCGCTGAAAAGGACATGTGATGGCCAAAGCATGCTTGAGCCGTTAAATAAAATACATTTGATTTCAGACAACCAAGAAAAATATTTAACGCCAACTGAAATAGGCAATTTTCTTGGAGGTCTGTCACCAATAAAAATTAATGATTTACTTGAATCAAAAGGATATCAACAAAGCTATCGTGACACTAAAAACAAAAAACAATGGCGTATCACAGAAAAAGGGCACCCCTATGCGGTTTTGCTGGATACAGGCAAAAGAAACAAAACAGATGGTACGCCAGTACAACAAATCAAATGGAAAGAAAGCATATTAAGCGTCATTTAATGCTTGACTCTTACCATGTTTATTGATACATAAAAGACACTCCTTTTTTTCTCCTAATTTTTCTTGTCTGCTTCTTTCTCTCATGGTAAGGCGTACAAAAAATACGCCTTACCAACCACAATCAACATCATAGTTTTTCCCGACTATAAAAAACATGTCGCCATCTTTGTCAATTTCACCGCTTTTTTTCATCCTGTTTAAACAGCTCCTAACCGTCGATCTGTTTATGTTTGTTTCAATAGATATTTCGTTTGGCGTGAGTTTCTTTTTTTCAAGAACTTTACGAATCAAAAATTTATTGCCTTGTTTTTTATTGTCCTCATCAGGCCGATCATGCTTCAGTACCCATTTCGTTGACTCCGAGTCAAATTCAAGCGCGTATTTGAATGACTCAACTTCACGGCCGATGACATGCAAAAAACCATCCGGTATGTTTAAATCATTGTTCTTTTTTGCATGATTTTTTGCGAGCATCAACATTGCATCAGATGTGCCTTGTATCGCCACTGATCCGATTATTGAAGCAAACGGGTTGTCATCGCCGTTTGCTTTGGCCTTGTTTTTATGCGTGATACAAACGACACTGATACCATTATCCAGCGCAAAACGATGAAGTGGATCAAGGTATAGATAATAATGATCATAATCCGCTACGTTATGTTTTTTGGGTGGTATAATAAACTGTAATGTATCGATAACCACAATCCTGGTATCAGGATACATCAATAAAATATCGTCCATCATTTTATAAAAATCAGGGCCTAATGACGGAACACCCCCAGTAACAACACGGAAAGTATTTGGCCACAAATCGCATTGATTTAAAATTCTTGATTTGATACGCCTTTCAGGATCTTCTAAAGAAAAATATATGGCCCCACCTTCTACGCATTTTTTATAGCCAAAGGCACATGCACCAGATGCAACCGCGCTGCAAATGTCAACGGCGACCAAACTTTTACCAACTTTTGGATCGCCAGCTAATATAGATAAACCCTCCGGTATGATTTCATCAACTGCCCATTTGATTGGAAGAAATTCCTTGTCCTTAAGCATATCGGCTGATATAAGATGATTTTTCCATCCGGCGTTATCGATTTCACCTTCATTAGTTATGCCTGATTTTTTTCGGCAATACGCAATTAGATTGTCTATTTCCTTGGTGTTATTTGCCCTTGATACTTTTTCGTGGTTTGGGCATGTTGCGTTTATCAAGGCGAGCAAATGCTGTTTGATTTGTATATCAGCCCAATCAGTTGTTTTAGTTAACCAACCACATGCTGATTTGATTCCGATATGTATTGTGCCTGATTTAAACTGATTGATCACATATTCCCAAGAAAAACAGCCTTTGCTTTGCTCATCTTTTCTTTCGCTTTTTTCTATAAAGAATGATCTTCGTGCGGTATCGATGATATTGTATTTGCCTTGATTATATTGTTCGCCATCGTGCCATGCCACAAAAAAATCATCAATGCTTGATTCATTACATCGCGGGAAAAACCATGGTTGACTGATTACTTCATTTTCATCAACATTTTTTATCATCAACCCCTTTGAATGTAACAATGAAATAATTTCCGCAGCACCATTTGAAATATCTTGATTGTAAGGCATTATTAGGCGCCATTTGTGGCGATTGTTGATTATATCGTTGCTATGGCTGCTATGGATTATATGCGTGATATTTTCGTTTTTAAGGCATTCATGGACGCCTTGAGGTGGGCAGCATGTTGTTCCATCGTGCAATAATTGATCGCCATCAATTATCAAGAGATCAATGCTTTTTATATTTGCGTTATTTCGTTCACCTATGCATTCACCCCTGACGTAATAACTGCCATTTTTTGATCCTATTTTTGGATCTGCTAAAACGTCGCAAAATTCATTCCAATCGTCAATGACGCCAGCTGGTTTTAGATCGGAATATCCATTTTCGAAATATGATATCCTCATGATACACCTTGTGTCATGATTTTGTTTAATTCATCGGATGATATCCTACGATGCCCACCAAACCATATAACCTCAATTTTGCCTTGATTAATCATCCTATTTAGCCATCCATACGACATGCCGATAATTTCCGATACTTCAGTAAGTGTATAAAATTGTTTTTCCATAACTGTTTCTCCTATTAAAATGGTATTTCATCATCGTTAAATGCAATTACCTCGATAATTTCAGGAAACTTTTTTGATAAATCAACCAATATTTTTTCAGGCTTTGCAATTTCGTGTCGCCTTTGGATAAATTCCTCACATGACTTTGGATACATACATTGATCGTTGGTAAGCTCAACCCATTTTTGTTTGCCTTTTTCAACTGCAAAACCGTCATAAAAGTCTTCGAAACAAAGCCACATGTTATATGTCCTTAAGTTTCGTTCCATGAATGTTATTTTACCCAACATTTTTTCTTTTTTGCTTATATGAACATCAACATGCATACTTTCAACTTCGATTTCTTTTATATCCGGCATATCGCCTTCAAATACAACATGTTTTAAATCCGGTATTTTTTCGGCTTCTACCTTTGCTGGAGATTCCCATTGATAACCGCATGAACAGACGCGCAAAGCAACATGGCATCTTGTTTCACAAATTGGGCACAATTTAAACATTTCATCTTTGTTTTTTTCACCTGGAATTTTCTTTGGTATTGTCGCACGAATATTGTCTAAATCAACACCAAAGCGACTTGTATTATCAGTCAAATCAAGTAGAAATCCGTGTGTTTTGCCTTCATGAACACGAAGAACGCGTCCTAAAGCCTGTAAAAACAAAACGCTGGATAATGTTGGACGGGCAAACACAAGACAATCAAGGGAGGGGAAATCAAATCCCTCGGCCAAAATGTTTACTGAAGTCACTATTTTTTTTCTTCCTGACCGCCAGTCGTTCATATTCATTTGACGCTCAATGTCTGATAATTGACTGTGTATCGTTGTGCATTGATCGGTACCGATTATTTTCATAAGCTTTTCAGCATGATCTATTGTCGTACAAAAAATGCATATATAGTTGTAATTTTTGCAATGTTCATCTATCGCGGCTTTTGCTGTGCTTAAATGAATTTCCTTGACCATAACCTCTCCAAGTTTATCAATTACATAATCGCCATTTACCTCAACATCCGATAAATCATCAATTAATGATTCATGATGTGATATTTTGCCTTGAAGCTCACATAAATAGCCTTTTTCTTTGAGGTCTTTATATTTTATGCGGTAGTTGATTTTTTTGAACATATTAACGCCATTTTCGACGCATCGATTACCGAATATAAAGCCGTGGTCAAGTCTAAAAGGCGTTGCGGTTATGCCCAAAAGTCTCATTCCTGGTTTGTTTATTTTGGTTAACACTTTTTTGTACATTGTTTCACGTGAAACATTTACCCGGTGGCATTCGTCAATTATCACGAGATCATATTTTCCGGATAGATTTTCTGATTTTTCAAGGCTTTGGATTGTTGCGACTGTTACGCGCTTGCTTAGTTCTTTTTGATTTAAACCGGCGCAATAAACGCCTATTTGATTCATTGGGATATCGGTGAACTTATTGAATGTATTAATGAACTGTTCGACAAGCTCTTTTTTGTGCATTAAGCACAAGAATTTTTTGTTTGTTTCGTAATAATATTTGTTTATCAATCTTGCCATCATTACGGTTTTTCCTGCACCCATGATGGCAACCAACAAGACTGGATCATCATTTTGCTTTAAGTCCTTATCGATTTGATTTAAAGCATCAATCTGATAATCACGAAGTGAAAAGTTTTTTGACATCTGATATACTCCTGACTATATAATATTTCCCGCCAGCGTTTTTAATGTCCCGCTCAGCTTGCTTTTGCGTTGCGCTTTGTCGGCCTTTTTCGTTTTTTACTTCTAAACCGATGTATCGGCCCTGGTACACAACGGATATATCAGGGCAACCCGGTTTTCCAGTTTTGAAATATCGTCCACCTGATATCCGTACCATCCCCGATGATGACCGGAAAAAATAAATGTCACTAATCGTCCCCAGGTAGTCTAAAATCGCCTTTTGTATGATTTTTTCTTGCATCAGGTCCCTTTCCATCAATATATATAATAAAAAATAACCATAAAAAAAAAAGCTTGACAATGAAATATCACAACTGTTAAGTTATTGTCAAGCTTTTGAGATTAACTTTTTTTGAAGGGAGCACGACATGATAGGGAACTTAGAAGACATTAAAAGTTGCCAGGCAGCAATATCAAAATACCTGCAAGATGCGCTTCAAGTCGCATCTGCTGTAGATAGCCTTATAATTCTTGATCTCATCGAAAAATCAAGTATTTTGGCAAATAATATGGATGTGTTTATTAATGCCAAAAAGGTCGATGAAAAAAAATAATCGAGGATCAAGGCACGGCCTGGCTGGGCGGGGCATGGCGCGGCGGGGCTGGGCGTGGCGCGGCTGGGCTGGCCCGGGCACGGCAAGGCCAGGCAAGGATCGAGGTTAGGCGTGGCGCGGCTGGGCACGGCGGGGCGGGGCGGTGCATGAGCGAGGTCAAGGCAAGGATCGAGGCGTGGTAAGGATCGAGGATCGGCTCGGCATGGCCAGGCGCGGCATGGCATGAGCGAGGTCAAGGCAAGGATTTTTAATAACACAAATTTAAGGGAGAAAAAACAATGAGCAATCCAAAACAGTACAACGTAATTTTGCACGGTGAATCGTCTTTATTAATGCATAAAGACAATATTACATTTTCAGAATCAGTCACGCAGTGGTCTAAAGATCCAGCGAACAAAGACAAGACCGTTGCAGGGGATGACAGGACCCCCGCATGGACGTGGGTAGGATATACCTACCATGACGGGGATGTTTTGGGAATGCCATCAGACAATCTCATGACTATGTTGCGTGAGGGAGGGGCAAAAGTCACCAAAAAAGGCAAGGAAACTTTTAAAAAACCAACACAAAGCGGAATCCTTATCGACCAGCAACAATGGACGTTACTAATAGACAATAACCCAGTACCAATCCAGCCAATCAAAAACTTAATCGGGAATAACAACTTCAATGACCATCTCCGGGTAACCGAAGAGTTAGGCTTTGAACTGCTCGTGAAACGTGCAGCAATTGGCCGTGCAAAGCATATCCGGGTTAGACCAATGTTTAGAAATTGGAAGCTCGTTGGTAGCCTAACTGTTCTTGACGATGAATTGTCAGATATATCCTTTGACACCTTGAAGGGCATTTTCGTACAATCAGGCGCCCTTTGCGGTATTGGTGATTGGCGTCCATCGTCTGGATCGTCTGGTACGTTTGGCCGTTTTTATGCTGATATAGAGCCTGTATAAGGCAAGGATCATGGTTGGGCGCGGTTAGGCAGTGCTCGGCATGGCAAGGCGGGGCTATGCAAGGCAAGGATCGAGGCTCGGCAGGGCCTGCCCGGCCCTGGCATGGCACGGCTCGGCGAGGTTAGGCGTGGCAGGAGCGAGGTCAAGGCAAGGATCGAGTCGGGGCAAGGCAGGGTTGGGTTTGGCGCGGCGGGGCGGGGCAGGGATGGGCAATGCAAGGACCGAGGCATGGAACGGCCAGGCACGGCCAGGCACGGCCAGGCACGGCACGGCCCGGCCGGGCAAGGCATGAGCAAGGATTTTTAATAACACAAATTTAAGGGAGAAAAAACAATGAGCAGCAAAGTTTATTTTAGTGGCGTACCAACAAGCATTGAAATTAATCGATTGCGCGAAGTTTACAAAAAAGAAGATCTTGTGCCTGGTGTGGTTATCCCTTACGAAGATGTAGAGGATATCATTGGATGTCTAAAAAACACATATAGATATAAAACTATAACTCAAAGATGGCGGCATCTGATAGAAATGGAATATGGTGTATTAATCGGGGTTGAAAGGTGTATAGGCTTTAAAATCCTGCACGATAATGAAAAAGTTGACGCATCATCAGCAAAGTTCAGAAGTGCGATAAACGCGACTTATAGATCGCTTAAAATAGCAAGTATTGTTAATGTGAGAGAACTTACCGAAGAAAAGCGTACGCAATTTGATCATAACAATAAAAAGGCGACTTCTATGCTTCAATCTCAGCGCCTAAAGCCTAAATTTGATTTACCTATCATTTAATGCTATTAACCCTTGGCACAAGGCAAGGATCGTGGTTGGGTTTGGCGTGGCCGGGCGCGGCGGGGCGGGGCAAGGCAAGACAAGAGCGAGGTCAATGCAAGGATCGAGGCGTGGTAAGGATCGAGGATCGGCTCGGCATGGCCAGGCGCGGCATGGCATGAGCGAGGTCAAGGCAAGGATTTTTAATAACACAAATTTAAGGGAGAAAAAAACAATGATCGACATAATCAAAAAAATTAAGGCATTGAAGGCTGAGGAAAACTTGCTGCAAAAAATGCGCAAGTCGCTTGAGAAAGAGCTTGTTTCGAAAATCGAGACAAAGCTTGAAGGCACTACGAAAACTGAGGTTGAAGACTATGTCGTGACTGTCACGACAAAGCTCAATCGCAAGCTCGATTATGATCAATATCTTGCGCTTGACCTGCCAGAAAATCTATCGTTCATCGACCTAAAACCATCGATTAATTTAAAAAACCTGCGCCATATTGAACATATCGACCCCGATATTGTTCATCGATGCGTAACAACTACGCCAGCAACACCAACAATCAAAATTGAGGAGAAAAAATAATGAAATTAGCAGATCTAATTAAAGAGAACGTGCAAAACCGGGCACCGCGAATTGTATTGCATGGCATTCATGGGATCGGGAAGACATCGTGGGCAGCAAAAGCACCGAACCCAGTATTTATTTTGACTGAAGATGGTCTCGGAAAAAACAAAGTAAAAAGCTTTCCATTATGCGAAGATATTGATTCAGCCTATAAATATCTTGATTTGTTAATTAACGAAAAAAATGATTATCAAACCGTAGTGATTGACACAGTAGACTGGTTAGAAAAGATTATCTGGCATAAGGTTTGCCAATCAAACGGCGTTAAGAGCATAGAGCAAATAGGATATGGTCGTGGTTATATGTTTGCAATACAACACTGGGAAATGATAATCGATAAATTAAACGCGATCGATAAAACGATTGTTTTGCTTGCGCATAACGAGATCAAAACGTATAACCCACCTGACAGTGACGCATACGATCGATACCAAATCAAACTCCATCGGCATGCCGCAGCAAAAATTGAGGAGTGGGCGGACATTGTTTTATTTGCCAATTTCAAGATTTTTGTTGATTCGGAAAACAAAAAAGCGATAAACAAAAACATTGAACGTGTTGTTTACTCATGTAATCGCCCTGCGTGGAGAGCGAAAACGAGGTATGATATTCCCGATGAATTACCACTTGATTTTAATGCATTAATTAACGCAATAAAAGGAGATGTAAAAAATGGCTAATCTGTTTAATTTAGGGCTCGATCCAGATGTAAAAGAACAACAAGACTTTACGATTATCGAACCAGGCAATTATCGTGCGGTTATTGTTAAAGATGATTTGAAATCAACAAGAAACGGAAACGGCAAATATCTTGAAATCGAAATACAGATCATTGAGGGGAAATATTCTGGCGAAAAAATAATTGATCGATTAAATATAATAAACCAATCGATGCAGGCCCAAAACATCGGCCAAGGTAAACTCAAGCGCATCTGCAAAATGCTGGATGCACAATACCCGCCAGCCGATACATCTGATTTGTACGGCAAGCCGTTCGAAATCCTTGTGGATATTGAGGAGTTTATTTCAAACAACACTGGCAGAACACTTCAATCGAACAAGGTCAAGTCATATAATAAGATTGTCGAGACAACACAGTCATGGTAATGGATAAAATAAATATACATTATAGCCCAAGATCACATCTTGGGCTATCTGAAATAGGCCATAAATGTGATCGGTACATCTATAATGTCCATAACAATGTGCCTTGTATGCGTCCAGATGAAAGGCTTCTTAGAATTTTCAAACTTGGTAATGCCATTGAAGATTTGATAATTGAAGATTTACGAACGGCCTATGACGTTTTTGACTGTCAAAAAGAGATTTTTATTGAGCATAACGGATCATTAATCAAAGGCCATATTGATGGCATAATTTATATAAACAATATACCGCATTTGCTTGAAATTAAATCCGCTTCAAAGTCACGTTTCAATCAATTGAAAAAATGCGGCTACGAAGAATGGAGTGAGACATACAAGGCCCAAATCCATACATATTGCACGATTTGCGAGTTAAGCAAAATCTTTGTTATCGTTTATAACAAAGACAACTCCGACATATACGAGGAGTTTATTGATTTAAACATTAGCTATGCGATTGATGTTATGAAAAGGGCCATATCAATCATTGGCGTTCGACAAAGGCCTAAAATGCTGTGCCCAAACGCCGGTTTTTATCGTGCTAAAATGTGCAAATTTCAGGAGGAATGTTTTAAAAATGTTGGTTAAATTGAAAAGAAGCCATCCTAAATGGGGATATGTCGGACTAAATAACGTTGACGTTGCTGATGAGATGTGCCCTGATAAACAGTGCTTTAGCCCGCATAACTATCAATACACAAATTCAAAAGGCAAAGTTATTCTTGATTATCGATGCAAAACACGTGAATACGGAGGTTGTCCGGAATGAATGTTGAAGAGATTGTAAAGTATTACTTGAAAAGTCGCGGGTTTGACGGCCTGCACAATGATCAAGAATGTGGGTGCGATATTTCTGAACTTTTTTGCTGCGGGGATTCGGGACTTGGTTGCAATCCTGGATATAAAGTTACCCCGCCTGCCGGTATCGATTGCGGCGCTGATTACTTTATTTGTTCTGATAGAAATTGCAAGCCGTGGGAGGAGTAATGAATGAAAACGTACAACACAATTAACGAGGCATGGTATTTCGCATGTACAGAATGTCTCGAATCAGGATATGAATATCAAATTGAAAAAGGGTCATTTGAAGGGCATATCAGGCGCCAGCTCGAACACATGGCGCTTTGCATCGAACATCCCGAAGTCAGGCCATTGGCCGTATCCTATAAGGGCAAAAATGTTACGACTGACCTACAGATTAATGATTATTTTGCGGAATACCTGATCTCGGGAAAACTCCGAGAAAATGAAACATATACCTATGGTCATCGTATGTATCCATTCCTGAGCGCCACTATTGACAAATTAAAAGAAACGCCTGGCACAAATCAAGCCTGTTTGGAGATAGCGTCTCCGTCAGACGTTTTAATGGTTCATCCTCCATGCCTGCGCTTGGTTGACTTCAAAGCTGGGGATGGAAAAATCAATTTGCACGCCTATTTTCGATCGTGGGATTTATACGCCGGTTTCCCCATGAATGTGGCTGGATTGCAACTATTAAATGAATACGTTGCACATGAGGCCGATATGAAAACCGGAAAAATGTTTTTATATTCATCTGGCGCCCATCTTTACGATTATGCATGGTGCGTTTTTAATTAAAAAAATAAGGAGAAAATAATGAAGAAGCCGACAGCACAAGATATTGATTTGACAGCAATCAAAAAACTGTACAAAGAATTGTTTCACGTGGAACAATCATCTACTGAAAACCAAAAAACAAATGAGGACAATTTAAATGAAAAACAATCTGATTGAAATAATAAGTGTAGGCGTTTTGTTTGCTTGCGGATATTTTATGACCGTAATGATTATGGCTTTATAATATAGACGTTGCGCCATATTTGAAGCAATATGGCGCAATTAAAAAGAGGAACAGACAAGATGATTTATGAGGAGTTTTTATTAAAAAAACAAATATCGCATAGCCATTGCGGTATTGATATTGATATCGGTAATATAAATGATAATTTATTTGACTGGCAGAAAAAAGTTGTCTTGTGGGCATTGAGAAAAGGCAAGTCGGCAATATTTGCGGAATGTGGCCTTGGTAAAACCGCAATGCAACTTGAATGGGCAAACCAAGTAGGAGGCACATCATTAATTTTAGCGCCTTTAGCAGTTGCAGAACAGACTAAAAGAGAGGGCGAAAAGTTTGGATATAAAGTTAATGTTGTTGCGAATCAAGAAGACATCGTAATTAATGAAATAAACATAACTAATTATGAAAAAATTCATAAGTTTATACCTGATGTATTTAAATCAGTTGTTTTAGATGAATCATCAATCTTAAAGAATTTCACCGGTAAAATCAGGACTCAAATAATTGATTTTTTCCAAAATACCCAATATAAGCTTTGTTGTACCGCAACGCCATCGCCAAATGATTTTGTTGAATTGGGTAATCATGCCGAATTTTTAAATGTAATGACTCGCGTTGAGATGTTGTCTATGTTTTTTATCAATGATTCCGGCGATACCGGGACATGGCGCCTAAAGGGACATGCAAAGGGCAATGCTTTTTGGAAGTGGTTGTCAACTTGGGCGATCATTATGAAAAATCCATGCGATATTGGATTCAATGGCGATGATTTTATTTTGCCTGAATTATCAATAAAAAATATCATCATACCTTATACCGGTGAAATATATACCTTATTTGTTGAAACTGCAAAGACGCTTACCGAAAGACGCGAGTCAAGAAAAGAATCAATGAATGATCGTGTTGCAACGGCATCTGATCTTGTTAATAAAAGCAAAGACCAATGGCTTGTATGGTGCAACTTAAATGATGAATCAACATCTTTGTATAAGCAAATAAACGATGCCGTTGAAATAGCCGGAAAACACGATGAAAAGCACAAGAAAAATGCAATGCTTGACTTTTCTCAAGGCAAAATAAAGGCGCTTGTGACAAAGCCATCTTTGGCTGGTTTCGGTATGAATTGGCAAAACTGTCACAATATGATTTTTTGTGGTTTGTCTGATTCATTTGAGCAATATTATCAAGCAATACGAAGATGCTGGCGTTTTGGCCAAAAACATCCGGTAAATGTTTATATCATTATAGGGGAGCGGGAAAAATCATCTCTTGACAATATAAATCGCAAACAACATGAATCAGAGGTAATGTATTTTAATATGATTAAACATATTAAAAACAATATTGATTTCAACGAGGCAAAAACCTTTAATGGATACAAAGCGGACAACGATATTGTTTTGCCGAAATTTTTAGGGGGAAATCATGAATGTAATTAATCAAAAGATATCAGATAACTACGCAATGTATCATGGTGATTGTGTTGAAGTAATCAAAGGCATACCTGATAACTCAATTCATTATTCGATTTTTTCACCGCCGTTTGCATCGTTGTTTACTTATTCAGACAGCGATAGAGATATGGGAAACTGTAAATCGGATCAAGAGTTTCAAGAACATTTTCAATTTCTTGTTGATGAATTGTTGCGCGTAATTATGCCGGGTAGGCTTGTTTCTATTCATTGCATGAACATTTTGGCCACAATTGGGAAAGACGGGTATATCGGCATCAAAGATTTCAGAGGCGATATAATCAGAGCATTTCAAAAAGTTGGTTTTATTTATCATTCTGAAGTGTGCATTTGGAAAGATCCATTAGTGCAAGCTACTCGAACAAAGGCCCTTGCGCTTGCGCATAAGCAAATAAGCAAAGATTCAAGCCGATGTGCGATGGGGTTGCCTGATTATGTTGTAACAATGCGCAAAGTAGGCAATAACCCTGAGCCAATCGCCCACGGACGCGGGTTTGAATGTTATTATGGCAAAAAAAATGAACCGCTTGACAAAAAAACGAATAATGCACGTGATAATAAATATAGCCATAAAGTTTGGCAAAGATATGCAAGCCCTGTATGGTTTGATATAAATCAAACAAATACGTTAAACCATAATTTAGCTAAGGAAAAAAACGACGAAAGGCATATTTGCCCGTTGCAACTTGATACAATTGCGAGATGTTTGGAATTATGGACAAATAAAGGCGATACAGTGTTGAGCCCTTATGCTGGGATAGGGAGCGAGGGTTATCAGGCAATAAAAATGGAACGTAATTTCATCGGAATTGAATTAAAAAA